TAACATTGCGTGGTATGGACGTCTATGCAGCTAACTCAGCGTTTAAAGTTGAGCTTGTTTTGAATGGACGTGTTGATTCAGGTACGTTTGCACCTGTTGGTGGATCGAGTTTGGCGCACGTTGCATATCATGCAAACACAGCTTCGATTACTGGTGGTGAAAGTATTTACGGCTTCTTTACTAACAAAGATGCTGCAACATCACAAGACTTGAACGGCGTTCGTGATATTGGTACATCAGTTCTGGGCGGTGGCACATCACTGACCTGTCCAACAACATCAAACGGTGTGTATCCAGATGGTCCCGATATTATTACAATCTGTGCCACAGCAGTTCAGACAAATCTAAACTCGCTAAATGCACGTATCTCTTGGACAGAAGCGCAAGCTTAAAAAAGCAACGACACTGTGGCCCTTCGGGGCCACTTTTTTGTGTGTATTCTAAATACATATAAATACCTTAAACAGGAGAATTTATATGGCTGTTCCAGCATCAAGATCAGACTTCAAAGAATATTGCTTACGTAAGCTAGGTAAACCTGTTATCGAAATTAACGTCGATGATGATCAAGTTGAAGATCGTATTGATGAGGCTTTGAAGTATTATTGGGATTATCATTTTGATGGCTCTGATAAGATTTACTACAAGCAACAAATTACACAAACAGATATCGACAACAGATACATTACACTGCCCCAGAACATTATTGGTGCCGTTCGTGTATTTCCTATTGGTGATCCTTCGATCCGTTCGGATGATATGTTTAACATTCGTTATCAGATTGCTTTGAATGACTTGTACACACTGACAGCTTATTCGATGGTGCCATACTATATGGCTATGCAGCATCTTGGTTTAATTTCAGAGATGCTTGTTGGACAGCAGCCAATTCGATTCAATAGACATATGAACCGCTTGTACGTTGATACAAAGTGGACAAACTACAACGTTGGTGAATATTTGCTTGTTGAAGCATATCAAGTTGTTAACCCTGATTTGTTTACAGATGTTTGGGGTGATCGTTGGCTTGCAAACTATGCAACAGCCAAAATTAAATATCAATGGGGTTCAAACCTGACAAAGTTTACAGGTATGCAGCTTCCAGGTGGCGTTCAGTTTAACGGTGAAAAGATTTTTAATGATGCACAAGCTGAAATTACAAAAATGGAAGAAGAAATGATTAACAGCTACAGCTTACCTGTCGCAGACATGATAGGTTAATTGTGGCAACGAATTTCTTTTTTAATAACTTCCAAAACAGTCAGGAACAATTCCTGATTGAGGATTTGGTTATTGAGTCGATCCGTATATACGGACTCGACATGATCTTTGTTCCTCGTAATCCTGTTGCTATCGATAAAATTTATGGTGAAGATCCAACACGTGAATATGTGCATGCTATTCCGGTCGAAATGTATGTAAAAAATATTGAAGGATTTGCAGGTGAGGGAGACTTTCTTTCAAAGTTTAATATTCAAATCCGTGACCAAGTAACTTTTACAATTGCACGAAGAGCTTTTGCAAGTGAGGTTGGTACACTGGAAGGTTTTGAGAGACCGCGTGAAGGAGATTTGGTCTATCTTCCTCTTAATAAAAAGTTGTTTGAAATTAAGTTTGTTGAGCATGAATCCATTTTCTATCAAATGGGTGCTCTTCAAGTTTGGGATTTAAAGTGTGAGCTATTTGAGTATAATAATGAATACATTGCTACGGGTATTACAGAAATTGATGCCCTGATGACCAATTATAGTCTCGATATGGATATCTACGGTATCAAGACAGAGAGCAATTTGTTTATTAATGATGAGGACGGATATAACATACTTCTCGAAAGTTATGATATTAACACTAACGATCCTTTTGCCGATAACAATGAATTGGAAACAGAAGCTGCTGGATATATTAACTTTACGGAGCGCGATCCTTTTAGCGAAGGATCTTCATATTAATGTTTGGACATACTTTTTATAACGGATCGATACGTCGATATGTGACATTGTTTGGTACACTGTTTAACGACATTTACCTAAACCGTCCTGATCCTATTCACAACCAAATATATACAATTAAGGTTCCTGTCACATACGGACCAAAGGAAAAGGTATTGGCTCGTCTAACGGCCGACCCATCACTTAACCGTAAGGCAGCTGTCGTTTTGCCAATTATTTCGTTTGAAATGACTGACATCAGCTATGATGGTTCACGTAAACTAAACACAATTGGTAAAAGATACAAAAAGGATGCTGAAGATCCAAACAAAATTTTTTATCAATATAATCCTGTTCCGTACAATATTAATTTTTCTTTATCAATTCTGGTTAAGAACACAGATGACGGTACAAGAATTATTGAACAAATACTTCCATTCTTCACACCCGAATGGACAGTAACAACCAATATGATTCCTGATATGGATGTTACGATGGACATTCCAATCATTTTGAATGATGTAAAAGTATCAGATAATTATGAAGGTGACTTTGAAACTCGTAGAACACTTGAGTGGGATTTAACCTTTACACTTAAAGGTTATCTGTACGGACCTATTCACAAAGCCGGTATCATTAAATTTGCAAACAGTTCAATATACAATTCGTTGAGTAGCAATACTCAACTCTCAAGTGTTGTTGTCCAGCCAGGTCTTTTAGCTAATGGTTCACCGACAACAAGCGCTGATCTGACTATATCACGTGACTTAATTTATCCTGATGATGACTTTGGATACATAGTAAGGTACGACGAACCTTAATACTTAATTATGAAAAACGATCCTATTGCGGATTCTTTGGGGTTGACACCAATAACGCCAATAACTCAAATACCATTAGCTGTTCCAGCAGCTAAAACGGCAAGTGACCAACAAGTTGAAGACGACTTTGAATATGCTCGTGGTAACTTGATTGCAGCTATTGAAAAGGGCCAAGAAGCACTTACAGGCATTCTTGATGTTGCTGGTATGTCACAAAATCCTCGTAGCTATGAAGTCGTTGCAACATTACTCAAAACAGTAGCTGATGCAAACAAGGATTTACTCGAACTGCAAAAGCGTAAAATGGATCTTACAGGCGTTGGTCCAAATCCAACAACAGTTAATAACAACTTGTTTGTTGGTAGCACAGCTGAACTCCAGCAACTTATAAAGAGAAACAATGAGCAGAGTAAATGAGTCATACCTAGGCAATCAAAACCTAAAAAGATCAAATGTAAAACACTCATGGACACCTGAACAAGTTCAGGAATGGATGAAGTGTGCTAATGATCCTGAGTACTTCATCGAAACATATATCAAGATTGTTAACGTTGACAAAGGTCTTGTAAACTTTAACCTCTACGATTACCAAAAAGATATTGTCAATCTTTCTGTTAAGGAGCGTTTTGTTATTTGTAAAATGCCACGTCAGTGTGGTAAGACAACAACTCTTGTCGGTATTATGTTGTGGTACGTTTTGTTCCACGAAACATATAGTGTTGCTATCCTTGCTCATAAGATGGCACAAGCTCGTGAAATTCTTTCTCGTATCCAATTGGCCTATGAACATCTACCCAAATGGATCCAGCAAGGTATTGTTGAGTGGAACAAAGGTAATATTGAATTAGAGAACGGTTCAAAGATTCTTGCTTCAGCAACATCTTCAAGCGCAATTCGTGGTGGATCTTTCAATCTCGTTTACCTTGATGAGTTTGCGTTCGTTGAAAACAACATGCAAGAATCGTTCTTTGCATCCGTATATCCAACAATTTCTTATGGTGAAACAACCAAAGTTCTTATCACATCGACACCTAACGGTCTCAATATGTTCTATAAGATCTGGATGGATAGCGAAGAAAACAAAAATAGCTACAAACGTATTGACGTGCATTGGAGTGAAGTTCCGGGACGTGATGAAAAGTGGAAAGCAGAAACTATTCGCAACACAAGTGAGGAACAATTCCGTGTCGAGTTTGAATGTGTTGGGCCGGACACGTTAGTCGAGGTTCGAGATATAATCACAGGACAACAACACACAGTGAAAATGAAGCATCTCTATGAGTTTTGCTCATAGTGTGAATTCATTGGATTTATAAATAAGTATATGATTAAACTATACTATCTGTTATTCAATGAGCGAGTAATGTATGTTGGGCTTACAAAAAATGTAAGTGAACGTAGATCCGCTCATAAAAGATTGAAACCGCCCCACGTATTTGTTGTGGTTGAAGAATTTACC